CGTTTTTACCTGTAAGGTCTAGTTCCATGTCTCTTTTGAGTTCTTTACCAGCTTTTGCTATTTGATAAGCTAGTTCAGAATCTCTACCTGCGTGATTTACTGCTTCTTGTGTTCCAGAGACCATAACAGGTTTGTAAGAAATCTGTGTATAGTTGAAAACACGAGAAGTTGCAGATAACGCAGCACTTGGAGAATCATCTCCCTCTATTTGAGCATTTGAAGCTGCTGAAGCTAGTGAGTCAGTTTGCCATTCGTGCTTTGTAGATTCAGCATTACCTGAACCAATTGAAGACATGAATGGTGTATCTGTTGGAGAGATGTTATAGATTACGTTCTGTAAATCTTCTCTGTTACCCACAGCATCATACGTTTCAAATGTATTTGTTGCTTGTGCCATTATTACACCTTTGTGTTAAAAGTTAGTATTAGACTTATGACATTAAAGATTTGATTACTGCTGCTGCATCATCAACTCTACCTGTCCTTTTAAGTCTTGCTCGTGTTTGCTTTACCTTTTCACTATTAACTTCAGTTTTGGTACTAGGTGTACCTGGTTTTTGCATCTTAGGAACAATCTTTGCTTTCTTCTTGCTAATCTTAGCTTCTAAAAGCGATTCATACATCATAGCTTTGTGAAGTACATCTACTGATCTAGCATCAATTAAACTGTCAACTTCCTGTTCTGTAAATCCTTTTTTAAGAGCAAATGACTTAATACTTGATTTAAGTTTTGGTCCTTTTTCTGGATCGGTTAGTTCAGGTAATCTTTGAGCTATAACTTCTTGCTGTTTCTGTAGTTCTTCATTCCACTTTTGTTGCATTTCATATTGCTGTCTTTCGACTAATTGTTGTTGTTCTTCGTCTGCCAACCTTTTTGTTTCCTGAATTTCCCTATATTGGTCTCTTTTGAGAGCATATTCCATAGGGTCTTCTTCCTTGAGTTTTGTCCAGTCTACCGATTTGAACTCCTCTAATTTGGAATCGGCTTGTGTCTTAAATTGCTCAAGTTGTGATTGATATCGCTGTCTTTCTTGTTGAGTCGCTGAGAGTTCTTCTTCCATCTTTTTGCGTTGCTCTGCCAATACTTGACTTTTTCTAGTGTAATCAGCTTGTCTACTATAACCTGACAATAACTCATCTTCGGTAACCTGCGCATCTTTGCCATCAATTTTGACAGTATATACTTTAGGTTCGCTGACTTGTTCTTGTTGGTCATCATCAACTAAGTCGTCTGCAGTCAATTCTTGTGTATCGACCACATCGTTTTCAACTGATTCGGCAACATCCGTTGCCTGTTCAGAAACTGCTTCCTGAGTTTCTGTTTCTTCTTCAACTGTTTCAGGTTGTTCTTTCGAAGCCCTCATCGAGTCAAGAAGTGCTTTCTGTGCTGATTCAACATCAGTCACAGGAATTCCTCCTACGTTACTTTCCTTCATAGGTATATTATCGTCACTCATCACTTACCTCCTTTGCGTTCTTCTTCTAGTATCTGTCCGTTCTCGATAGTTTGTACTAGAGTATTTTTAACTTCTAAGATGGCTCTTTGTTTGTGATAAAGTGCTTCTCTACCTTCTGTATCTTTAATATCTGTAGATATCCATTGTTGATATCCACCATTAAGTACAGTATTAAATGCTGCTATCATTTGAGGATTCTCAAGTAATAACTTTGCATCTTGCCCAGCTTTAATCTGAGCTTCTTTTTTGTCGTCCATTGTTTTCTCCTGGATTCTATCTGCTTACGCAGGTGTAGTTGATCGCTGTATTAGCTTTTTTTTGTTAAAGATTCTTCGGTAATGTACCAAGGAATCTTCTTTTTGCCTGATAACCATCCACGAATATCATTAGGTTTATGCCCTGTATTCCTGAATACGTCTTCGACAGAAAGTCGGTGTTTCAAACATAGTGTTTGTAATTCATCACTTGTCATATTTGTTTAAGTTTGTCTATTGTTGGATTCTTTTGTTTAAATTCTTTTGCTAAATCAACATGAGCTAACTTAGCAGATAAACCATTAGGATGTCCTAAAGATATATAATGGTCATATCTATCGCTGTAATATTTACTACGTTCTATGCCTTCTTCTTTTTTTTGTTTTTTGATTTTGGAAATCCTGCTTTCATATTCGCATAAGCTTTAGCACTTATAGTAGATTTAGATTTAGGTCTACTAGTACCTGCTTTCTTACGTTTATTTATGTTGTGATATAGTCCTTTACTTGCCATAACACTTCTTCTTTTTTTTCATTGGTGGTCTACCACGTTTTTTTCCGTATGTTCCTGGTCCTTTTGGCATTATAATAACCTCAATATCTCTGTAAATTTATCACTCATTAAGACAAAAACAACAATAGCTCCATAAGCTACGTATTTAAATCTAAACACCTCAATTTTAACATCTTTCATATCGTCTTTTAAATCATCTATATCTGATGCAATATGTGCTAAATGATTTGTTTTAATCAGATGTACATCTTTTTTTAATAATTCTAATTCTGTATTGATATCCTTATCGTTCATGCTAGTGGCAACCTCTTGCGTTTTGGGTACATATTGAGTGCCATAGCAACTGCTTGTTTCTGTGGCTTTCCTTCTTTTTTCAGCATCTTAATCTTTTTAGATATAAGTTTAACTCTGCTCTTTCCTTTGTAATCAGGTTTAAACTTAGGGTAAGCCATTATGTTGGTCCTATCCCTACAGGTCTATTTTGTACTGCTTCTAGTGCTAGTTCCTGTTCATTAAGGTCAAGTTGTGATTTTTTTATTTGCAATTCTTGTTGCTTAATCGCTAGATCAATCGCAGCTTCTTCTTGTTTAAGTTTTAGTTCTTGTGCTTTTAGTTGCGTATCTATTTCTAGTTCTTGAGCTTGTAATTGTAATTTTTGTAATTCTACTTGTGCTTTTTGTGCAGCAACCTTTTCATCTAGTGATGGTTCTGGTGGCTGTTTAGGTGGCATCATTTCTGGATTAGATATAAATTGGTCTGTATTTTTATATCCTGATTGTGCAATAAATTCGCTAATAGCATTATACAAGTTCTTAGGTGTAACAAGACTACCCATACCACCATTTTGTACTACTGTACCTAGTAAAGTCATAATAGAAGACATTGTTTGTGTTTTAGATTGTTGCGAACCACTACCAATACCTACATTGACAGTACAGTTGAGTTTATCTTTCCATCTTGATACATCAATCGGTACAAATTTTCCATTAAGATAGAACATCTTTTGTCTATCTTCGTATCTTTGGACTAGTGCGTATATGTTTCTAAATAAATCTTTAACACCTGTTTCTGCAAATATTCTTGCAATAAGCTCAACTCTTTGCATTGCAGACTCTGTTGCTGCTGAAATCGCACCTGATGTCACATGTGAATTTAATACATCAGGATTGAGACCTTGGGTCATTTTAGATACACCACTTCTTTCTTCTCTAATACCATCTAGGTATTGAACCATTTGGAACGCATAAGGTTGAATTTGTGGTGTAGGTAAAGCTGTAACAGCACCTGGTGCTCTCATTCTAACAATACCACCTGGTCTTGATGTTAATAAATCGTCTAACTCTACTTGTCCTGCCAATACTGCATAACGTGCATTATTAGTTAGATACATGTTATCTAACAGGTTACGCATAATAGTTGACTTGATTAGTTGGATATCTTTGACTGTATCGGCAATAGACATGCCGTAGAATTTATGTGGGATAGGTAATGGACAGATAGCAGAGAAAGGAATCATGTCGATTTCTTCATTGTCTAGTATGTAATGTCCGCCTTTTGTAATCTTTCTAAGTTCTGCAACTCCATCGTTATCGTAGTCAATACGCATATAACATTCATCAATCCAAACCTTTTTGTTTGGACCACTACCCTCAGATGGTGGTACAGAGTCATCATCATAGCTAAATCTAGCTAGTCTTTCCTCATTTAACTCTGCTTCTGATTGGTCATAACTTGGTATGTCTTCTACTATTTTAGGATCATATCCTTCTGCAATTAAATCACTTACAGATTTTTTAACCCTATGACAGACAAAATCTGCATCTTCAAGAGATGCTGCTCTACGTGAAACTAAAAATTCTTCTGGTGGAACTGCCATAACTCTGACTTGTCCATACCCTTTATAACATTTGGCTTTAACATCATGCTCAACTATTTCAGGGCTAATTAATGTACCCATATCATCTACTTGAGCTTTTTGTTTAATGTTTTTTGTGTGTTCTATAACTTCAAAGTCGTCATTTGCTAGGATTGATTGGTACTCGATCTCAGTTAGGTTGGTATACGTTTCCGTATGAACTTCCTCTTTTTCTTCCCAGAAATGCTTAATTACTCCAGTCTTACTGATAAGTGCATCCTTAAAGGCATCATAAAGGATCTTAAACCCGTTATTTTGCTTATTAAATACATAGTTGCAGTAGTCAGTAGCTTGTTGTGCCATTTCAACGTCTTCTGGACCTTGTGGCTCGAATTCTGCTGTATTGTTATGTGTGGTAAAAATACGCATCAAAGATGGCATAATGTATTCGACTGTATCTCTTACATCAGTTGTGACGATTTCGGAACGACCATCAATCTCATTTCCAAACTTCTCACCAAGATAATACTTCATAGACTCTTCTCTTTGGTTAGAGAGTTCAGTATTTGCGTAGCCAGTAGCTCCTTGTATTTCGGAATTTAGCTGTGATACTAATTCGTCTTCAGTTAGTTTTCTTGGTTTTTTTGCCATTCTTTGCCTTTAGTGTGTCTAATTCTTTTTGTAGTTTGTCTAGTTTTTCTTCTAGTTCTTGGAGCTTATAAGCCATTTGAGTAGGTGATGCTATTAAGTTAGCCATTATCTGTTTAATCTTTCTCTTTTAAATCGCTCTGCTCTTGATGGCTTAGATTGCGGTTTGCTTGGTATACCTGGTGTTGGAGGACACATTCTCCCTCTTGAAACTCTACTCCCATCAGGACATGTCCTACTTGGTGGTATCGCTGGCTTCGGTTTGATTTTTCTGTATTGCTCTGCTAGCGTTTTTTGCATTTTTATCTCCTAAACGATTGCGACATCAGGGCCTAGTCTACCTTTACTATTCCACTTAGATGTTTCTGTTGTACTGTGTCTTAGACTCATAACTGCATAACGTGTGGCAGACATGATGTCATCCTTAATTTTTACTATCTTACCATCTTTACGATGATATAACCTATACTCCTCAAACCAGTCATAACAGGTGTTAAATACCTTAAATTTACCCTGTTCCATGCGTGATAACATCTCCATGATCCCTGCTTCTACTGAATTACCACCTTTCTTTTCTCCCAAAGCTGGTGGGTTCTCAAAGTGAAATGGCAACATATTGACGTTAGCTTGTCGGTAATGTTCAGCTAATGTAACACCACTACCTTTATCGTGTTGATATCCATCATGAGGAAAAGCTATTGGTATGTAATGGCTTCCTTCTCTCTGATTGATATGCCCTGCATGATAGTCAGGTGTTTGTTTTGACATCTTGTAGGTGTCGTAGATATACACGATATCCTCATCCCTATCCCATGCCACCCAAACAACTGCTGTAGGGTGGTCATAGCCAAAATCGAGACCTGCGATACGAGGGTAATGAGAGGGTATAGTAAATGGTTCACAGGTCAGGTTATCTTCTAATATCGGAAATACCAGACCACTACCTATCATGGGTATTCCTTTAGACCTCATGTCTCTCTCATGAGGTGGTAATGCTTGTAAAATCTGTTCTTTCATGTCGTCAGTCAGATGGTCTGCATCTTCCCAACCTGCCGTAATCAATGCCTGTTTAGACTTTAATTCTGACGTAAAATTCTGTACTACCTCAGTCATGCCTGATTCTGGGGTAAATGTCATATAGACTTGTCCTTGCTTGTCTAGGGTACGAGTTATACATTGTGAGTATATATCTTGAGGTGGTTCTTCATCTAGCCATACTAGATCAATACTCTCCCCCATAAATTTTTCAGCACCCATTTCATATGCTTTAAAGGCAACACGAGACCACCCACCGCTTTTATGTTTAACAAGGACTGACGAGTGTGCGTTTGGTACTCCAGGTTTCCTTGTAGTTTCACCAATGAGATGTTTAGGTATACTTCCTTTCCCTTTATCTCTCGGGTTGTCTGGTTGCCCAAATAATTCTCTTTGACAGATATCTCTTGTGGTTTCATTACTAGCACCACATACCCATGCTCTTATTGGCTCTTTAAAGCGTTTTCCTTTCCACCAACTAGGGTATTCGCCTGTCAAATGGATAGCCATCTCCATAGCCCCTACATAGGACTTTCCCACCCTGTTTGCAGCCATCAACAGTCTTTGATTAGCTTCACGACCACTATCATGGAATCTTGTTTGAAACTGATAAGGTTGGTAGTAGTTTAATCTATTGGTCTGTTGGCGAGTCTTAAGAGTGGATATGATCTCATCTATTCTTTGTGTATCTGTAGACATAGTTATCCACCCCCTATTGTAATGATTTTTTTTCTAAATACAACTATATCTTGTGTTTTAAATAAATATAAATACTAGATGGTGTGTTAATGAATATATCATAAACATATTCTACCAAAAATATATGGATAGAACTATATATATATGTGTGTGTGCCTGTGGGGGGTTGCGGTATGTCCTGCAGGATTTAGAATCATTCTAATATAAAAAAAAAGATGTTTAATTAGTCATGGGAAAAGAAATATCAGAGAATGCGCACAGAAAAAGACGTTTATTATTTAAGATATAAACCGCTAACAAAAGTAAAATATTATTATCTTTTATATCTGTTATTAGTTACTGTTACTAAGTTTTAGTATTATAGTAATGAATTGCTTACTTCCCGCGCATTTCTCATTTTGATATATTCCCATAAAATAAAAGATTATTTTTATTTTACCCGTAAAGCTTTACTCATTGATATATTCATATATAATCTTAGTTAATTAATTAATATTGCGGAATATTAAGAAATGAAAACACTAGAATTATTCTGTGGGACTAAGTCCTTTTCAAAAGTTGCGGATAGTTACGGATACGAAACTAAAACATTAGACAATCAAAAAAGATTCAATGCGGATTATACACTCGATATATTAGACTTTGATGTATCTATGTTAAACGGATATAAGCCCGATATCATTTGGGCTAGTCCGCCTTGCGAGTGTTTCTCGATTGCGTCTATTCGACATCATTGGGACTATGACAAAGAAAAAGATATAAGAATACCTAAAAGCGCCAATGCGGTGGAATCTATATTGAAAGTTAAAAAAACCATTGAAATTATAAAAGAATTAAAACCTAAATATTTTTATATAGAAAACCCTAGAGCCACCCTTAGAAAACTAAAAGCGGGTAAATATTCTACTAATTTGCATTCAAGTATCATATCTGAAGTAGATTTAATACCTTACAATCATGGGACGGTTACCTTTTGCCAATATGGATTCAATCATATGAAACCAACGGATATCTGGACTAATAACCTTAATTGGCTCAATACCGCTAAATCTTGTAAAAGCGGGGACACTTGCCATGAATCCGCACCGCGTGGAAGTAGAACGGGAACGCAAGGAATAAAAAACGCGGAATTACGCGGAATTATACCGCCTAAACTAATAGAGGATATATTAGACAATTCAATTATTAATGATAAAAAAGACAAAATATTAGATAAAAAGGATATAAAGATATCATTTAATAGTATTTGGAATAAAATTTGATAATAATTTGATCTAGTAACTGATTGAATATATAATGAATTATCTAGTTATTTCTAGATAATTC